AACACCCAACTGATCGGATGCCCCGGAACAGGTGATCGGATCAAATCGGAATCACTGATCGGATGTTATCGGAACCGGTGATCGGATGATCCCGGAACGCGCAGTCTGCCCGAAGTGATCCAGGGGATTGCCTTCAAGGACGGGATCAAGCAACTTCAAAACGCCGCCTGATCAAGCCGTCACCAACTTTTGGGCATAACTCGATTCCGCACGTTCGAAACCTGCCATCGTCCTCCCCTCCGCGTTGCGATGCCGCGACAGTTGAGCTGCTCCGCGATCGCACGCAAGGTGGAATAACCCTCCGCCCGGATCGCTTCGATCACCGGCCTCAGTGCTATCGCGAACTCGTCCGCATTCCGCGCGACGGCCTCTCGTAGCGCCACACCGCCCATGCCGGCCCGCCGCAGCGCCGCGGCGCCCTTGGGGTTGCCAAGGGTTACTCCGCGCACCCTGGCGGCGGCCAGCGCCTCCTTCGTGCGGCGCGAGATCGCTTCAGGCTCCTGCTGGGCGACGAGGGCCATGATGCCGACGGTCAGGTCGTTGGCCTCGGGCATGTCGCAGGCGAGGAAGCCGACTCCGCTGTCCCGGAGGGTGAGCAGGAAGGCGGCATTCCGGCTGAGCCGGTCGAGCTTGGCGATGACGAGCGTGGACCCTGTGATCCGTGCGAGCGCCAGCGCCTTGTCCAGTTCCGGGCGGTCGTCCTTTCGCCCGCTTTCGACTTCCGTGAAACGACCAAGCACCCGGGCCTCCTTTGAGGCTGCGAATGCACCGATCGCCTTGCGCTGCGCCTCGAGCCCGAGCCCCGATCGCCCCTGTCGGGCCGTCGAGACCCGCTCGTAGGCCACGAGCTTGGGAGATGGGGTAGCCTCTCTGACCATGTACACACCTGCCTGACGTTGGTTGCGCAGGTCTGTACTGGCTCGACAGGGCCCCGGAGTGTAGCGAGAACAGTCGGAAAGCTGCGGATTGCGGGCGGCCGCTGTGCGGACAGAGCAGACTTTCTGTCGGGCTACGCTGTTTGTGATTGGCGTATCGCTAGCGCGATGACCTCTTGATGTTCTCAAGCGCGCCGAGTGCCTCGGGAGACAAATAACTATCTCCAATCGTTCGGGGAACAACGTATCGGGTCGCTTCGTCAAGGGGCGCCTTCGCTAGCCAATTTCCGGCTTTCTTGCCAAGCGCGATAATACGGGTCGGGGCAAGCTCTTCGATAAGTGGAGCGAGATACACTTCTCGCGAACGCCTCATGGCATCTACATGCGGCATATTATCTCTGCGTGTCCGGAAAGGGCACCAATTCAGATACGCAATCTCGGTTTGACTTTTTTCGCAAGCTTCCAGAACCGGCAAAACGATCCTCCATAAGTTCCAAGTTCGCATATTTGCCGCATATTGATTGAACATGGCGTCGAGCGTTTCGCGAGGTGCTTTTCCACCGCGCAAACTCTCGATTAGCGGCAACAGGATCGAATCCGCAGCGGTTCTCACGTAAGTGTCGCCGCCGCCGCCAGGATTGATCCCGAGTAGAACAGTACCTCCTGCACGATAGTCTCGACCAACGAAGCCGATTTGTGGAACCGCAGCGTCTTCTGGCTCGCTTACAGGATGTTGCTTTTCGACTTCACCAAAGACGTCTTTCCTCGTCAGTCGCACTGCCTTGAGCACCGGCCCCTCTAATTCAGCAAGCATCCCACCGCTTCCCGTTTTCCCCTATAAATCCAAAATACGCTTTATGAGCCGATTGTCTACTACGGGCTCATTCCGGTCATTGCCGGCTTCACCGGGCGCCCAACCTGCTGCCAACGCCGCACACGACCGCCATCCGCCGCATGGCGCTCAGTCCTCGGAAACCGCGACGTTGACCGGCGATACGTTGCGCTCCTTTTCGTGCGCGTCCTCGTGCCCGACACCGACGATCGTGATGAGCTCGATCTTCGGGCTGGCCTCCGCGCCGCCCTCCGGCAGCTTCAGCCGGGCGCGGGCCGAGGGGCTCAGTCCCAGTTCGGACATGTAGCGCCCCATTATCTCCAGCTGCTTGTTGGCCACCGTGAGCCACGGCGATTGCTGAACATAGCCGCTTGGCGTCTTCAGCAACGTCGGTGTTCCCGCGAGTTTATCCTCTGCCTCCACCCAACGGGCATAAGCCTGGCAATAGCCCGCGAGGGCTGCGCGGTCGGCCAGGGTCAGGATACCGGCCTCGTGCAGCGGCGTGGCCAGTCTCCGCCATTCCTTGCGCGCCACGTCATTCAGGTGAGACGGGCAGCGCGGCAAGGACATGAGCGGTGAGTTCGCCAGCGTGCCCGGCTTCGGCACGGGCTTGCGTCCCCGCGTCATCTCACGCCCTCCGAGTATCGAAAACGGCAAAGGGGTCGTCGTCCCCGTCAGCCGGGTCGATTCCGGCGACACGAGCCCGGGCCGACGGGGTCAGGCCGAACTCGGCGGCATACCGCACCATGTCCGCCATCGCCTTGTTGGCCGCCCCCACCAGCGGGTTCTGGATCGCGTTGCCGGCCTTCGTCCGAATGATCAGCCCATGGGTGACCGCGTCCCTGTCGGCCATGCCCGCCAGTGCCGTTTCGGCAGAGACCCAGCGCCCGTAGGCCTGGCAATAGGCCGCCAGTGCCCCGCGGTCGAGCTCCGTCATGATGCCCATGGTGACGGTTTGCTCGATCACCCGGTCCCATTCCATCCGTGCGGCGGGCGTGAGATGATCCGGCGCCTCGGGGCGTGCGATCCCGGGCTGTGGCTCCCGTGCATTGAGCCGGTGCTTGCGCGCCGTGCCCGAGAGCAGCTTCAGCCGTGTCGGTCTGGTCTTTGGTCCACGCTGTGCCATCACGGACCCCGCCGTGCCCCCCGGTCGGACTCATGGCTGCATGTGCAGGTGACGGGGCGGTCGGTTACGGGTCCGATCCTGTCAGGGAACGACCCGCCCCCCGGGGGGCCGGTCAGGGCAGGATACGCGAACACCCTGCGCACCGAAAAGCTGCGCGCCAGCGACAGCGCCGCGAAGACAATGGCGGGCTTCAGGGTCTGTGTCAGCGTTGTCTGCAACCCGACCGCCGGGAACAGCACCGCCTGCAGCAGGACGCCCGCAGCCACGCTTGCAGAGGCGTCCATGAACGACATCGTGCGCGACAGGCTCATCACGCCGCCTCCCGAGGGCGCGTGGCCCTGATCTCCGCGAATGTGCCCGCCTCGCCCGCGAGGGTCGCGTCCTCGCCCGTGAACGCCTCCCAGCGCTGCACGATGACGTCCACGTAAGCCGGGTCCAGCTCCATGGCATGGCACGCCCTGCCGGTGGTCTCGGCTGCGATCACGGTCGTCCCCGACCCGCAGAACGGCTCGTAGACCGCCTGTCCCGGGCTGGAATTGTTCAGCATCGGCCGACGCATGCAGTCCACGGGCTTCTGGGTGCCGTGGATCGTCGCGGCGTCCTGGTCGCGGTTGGGGATCGTCCAGAGCGTGGACTGCTTGCGATCGCCCGACCAGTGGCCCTTGCCCCGCACCGCGTACCAGCAGGGCTCGTGCTGCCAATGGTAATGCCCGCGCGAGAGCACGAGCCGGTCCTTGGCCCAGATGATCTGGCTGCGGATATCGAACCCGCTGGCCACGAGGCTATCGGCCACGGTGGTGGCGTGCAGCGCCCCGTGCCACACATAGGCCACGTCGCCGGGAAAGAGCGCCCAGGCCGCACGCCAGTCGGCCCGGTCGTCGTTCATCACCTTGCCGGTGCGCCTGGTCTGCGCCGCGCCTGTCGCGTTGCGCCAGCCGGGATCGTAGGCCACGCCATAGGGCGGGTCCGTCACCATGAGATGCGGGCGCACATCGCCCAGAAGCCGGGCCACGTCCTCCGCGTCGGTCGCGTCGCCGCAGAGCAGGCGGTGCCGGCCAAGGCACCACAGATCGCCGGACCGCGAGACCGGGTCTGCCGGCGGCTCCGGTGTCTCCTCCTCGCGCGGGTCGCCCTGGCCGTGGTTCAAGAGCGCGTCGAGCTCCGCGCCCTCGAAGCCCAGGTCCCCGAGGTCCACGCCCAGCTCGTCGAGATCGGCCAGCTCCAGCGACAGCAGATCCCGATCCCAACCGGCCTGCTCCGCGAGGCGATTGTCGGCAAGGACGTAGGCCCGCTTCTGCGCCTCGCTCAGATGAGCCAGCTCGATGACGGGGACCTCCCGCAGGCCCAGCTGCCGCGCCGCCAGCACCCGCCCGTGCCCCGCGATGATGCCGTTGCCGCCATCCACAAGCACCGGGTTGTTGAACCCGAACTCCCGGATCGAGCCCGCGATCCGCACCACCTGCGCCTCGCTGTGGGTGCGGGCATTGTTGGCATAGGGGATGAGGTCCGAGACCACGCGCCGTTCGACCGATTGCGCGCCGGGAAATCCCGCCGACAAGGTTTCTTGTGGGTTCACTTGCTGCACGACTACCCCCTGGTCAATTCCCGTGGTCTTCAGGGCACTCTATCATATCGCGTAAATCATTGTCATCGTGACATTAATTCCCGAATCGCGCCATTGAATGCCAAAGCCTGCCAGTGCCAGGATCGGGCCAACGCAAAGCAGCGGCGGCCAAGCGCGAGGGTGGGACAGATGGGACAGGTGAAAACCATTTCTGCCCTACGCGCGCGCGTGAGAAGAAAAAGGTTCTGCTCTGTCCCATCTGTCCCAAGACGCGTCGGATTGACAGGTCGCGCGCGGCAAGGTTGAACTCGACTGGGGGAGGATCAACAAACCGATGGGGCACATCCACCTCAGCGTTCTGCCAACTACACGCAGATGGAACGATGTCGTCGATGCACTCACATCTGACGCGACAGACGAGATGGTCGTGGCCGCGAGCGCGCGCGCGGCCGAGAAGGATCTGCTGGTCGCCACGGACAGTGCCGCTTTTGTCGAGGCTGTCAGATTGCTTCTCGCGATCCCGCACGCGGCCCGCGCGGACGACTTCGGTGATGCGCTCAGAGCCCTTGATCTGAAGATCGGCGATAGGCCCGAACTGCTCGACCTGACCATGGCCGTCGATGGACGTCTTGAAGCCGTTCAACGTAAAGCTGGCGGATCGAACGACCTGGGCGCGATCGCGGCGCGAGCGCTTGTCACGACCTTTTCGGACATGGTCGGGGACCAGTTGCGCATTCCGACACATCCGATCAGGTGTTCCGACGACATATGATCAGCCATTCCGGAGTATCCGATCACCCCGAGATGACGCCGTCGGGCGCGGTTTGGTAATGGCTCCTTGGCTTGGCCCGGTC